ATTATATTAAAAATAGAATTATAGGCATAAATATAGAAACAAAACAACCAATTTTAGAAGAAATACCAGTATATGTAAGTGAAGAAGAAAAAAGAATACAAGAGTTAGAAAACCAATTATTACTAAATGAAAATGAGAAAGTAGGAGGAATTTTATAATGAGTATAAATAATATTGTGGTAAGAATATTAGCAGAGAGGATTTTAAATGGAGGATTGAACCCTCTAAAAAATCGAGAATTTGAATTAGATGATGTAACTAACACAGACTATAGGACAGCAGTAGAGGATTATATAATTAAACAGAGTGGAGTAGTGGAAGGAATAGAACCAACAGCGTAGTAGGTTCTTTTTTATTGAAAGAGGTGATTAAATGACTTTTAAAGAGTTAGTTTATAAAGTTAGAAATCTTGTATTAGAAGCAAAGAATGTAACTATAGAAGATACAGAAAATAAATTCACTAGTGAAAATGTAGAAGGAGCATTGAAAGAATGTATAGATAGAGCAGATGAGGCTTTTCAAGAAGCCGATAGTGGAAAAACACTTTTATCAACTGCTATCGGCTCTCCCGCTACATCAGAACAAACATTTCAAGATTATGCGAACTATATTACAGGATTTAAGAGCAATATAAGCAATTTAGAAACTCAATTGAAAAGCAAATATTCTATTAGACATGGTCCCATTGATGGAGATGATAGGAATCCTTTTTCTGCTAATTTTGGCAAGAGTGCAAGTTACCTTATTGTCTATGTTTACTTTAGAAGAAATGTATATTATTATAATCCCAGTGGTAGTTCTTTAGGAAGTAGTACAGGAGGTTCTGAACGTGCCTGGATTACTATAGATAGCAATAAAACTGGTTTTTCAGTTCATTCATATGATACTAATTATGAGTCATATACTTTTACAGGTTATTATATTGCTTGTTTCGCATAATAAATTATATTATTAAAACTAGGAGGATGTATGGAAGAAATTAGCATAAATCTATTATGTGCAGTTGCAGGAGTTGTAATATCCTACTTAGCATTTAGAAATAGTTCAAACAGAAAGATACAAGATGATACAGAAACAACTACAAAATTAGAACAACAAATAACTTTTCTGTGTGAGAATGTAAGAGATATAAAGCATGATGTAGCAAAGTTTAATACAAGTTTCTTAGATATCAGTGAACGAGTTGCAAAAGTAGAAGCAAGTACAAAACAAGCACATCTTAGAATTGATGAAATTATAAATAGAATTGGAGGAAAATAAAAGATGGATAATTTAATAAGTTTTATACCAGAGCAGTTGCTAATTTTAGTGGCTGCTCTCTCTATTATAGGTAAAGGTTGTAAAAAATATAAACAACTAGATAATAAATACATTCCAATTATATTACTTGTGTTGGGAATTGGATTTTCAATATGGATGTTAGGATTTAATCCTTCATCAATTTTACAAGGAATTTTATGTTGGGGAGTTGCAATAGGGGCAAATCAAGTTTACAAACAGTTGAAGGATGGTGATAAATAATGAAGGTAGCGTTAGTACCAGGACATACACTAACAGGAAAAGGAACAGGAGCAACTGGCTATATAGACGAAGGAAAAGAAAATAGAATTTTAACTAATTTAATAGTAAAATGGTTGAAACAAGGTGGAGCTACTGTATATACTGGAAAAGTAGATAAATCTAGTAATTACTTAGCAGAGCAATGTCAAATAGCAAATAAACAAGATGTAGACCTAGCTGTACAAATCCATTTCAACGCAAATAAGATAACTCTAAATCCCATGGGTACAGAGACAATTTATAAAACTAATAATGGTAAAGTATATGCTGAAAGGGTCAACGAGAAACTAGCAACAGTATTCGAAAATAGAGGTGCAAAATCGGACGTAAGAGGGCTTTACTGGCTTAGACATACAAAAGCACCAGCAATATTAATAGAAGTATGTTTTGTAGATAGTAAAGCAGATACAGACTATTATATCAGACATAAAGACATAGTTGCTAAATTAATAGCAGAAGGTATATTAAATAAAAATATAAATAATGAGGGAGTTAAACAGATGTACAAACATACAATTGTTTATGATGGAGAAGTTGACAAAATCCCTGCAACTGTAGTTGGTTGGGGTTATAACGATGGAAAGATATTAATATGTGATATAAAAGATTATATACCAGGTCAGACAGAAAATTTATATGTCGTAGGTGGAGGAGCATGTAATAAGATAGGTTCTATTACTAAAGAACATTATACAATGATAAAAGGTAATGATAGATTTGATACACTTTATAAAGCATTAGATTTTATTGATAGATAGAAATATAGATATTAATACCTTGTACTTTATATCTATATTTTATTTACAGTTTGCTAACTATATAATAAGCAAAAAATGATATATTAGAAATATATAAGTTGCTTGCAAAAATAAAACTAAGATGGACATAAGTTATAAATTTAATTGTAAGTATAAATACTACAAAATAGAAAATAATTAGATTGAATAAATTGGTTGCATATGCAGAATTATTTATTATATGAAAATATAAAGATATGCTATATTTTTATAACTTACTCTATTTATAAAGACAGTATATGGAAAAAATTGGTTGAAAAAAGATAAAACCAATATTATTATAATAGATAAGAGGGTATAAATATGATTTATTGTCATATTTTAGAAATTTTATTATATAAATATAATGTTTTAAAAATAGAGGAGTTATATGATGAATAAAGAATTAGTTTATGGTGAGATTGATGAAAAAAATCTTGATGTATCAAGAATAAGTCATGAAGAATTAAAGGCTCTATTCAATTTAATGAACGGGAAACCTGATAGTATGCTTAGAATTTTTCCAAGAGATGTAAATGTAGAAATAAAAGATTTATATTCTTTACATGAAAAAATAAAAGAAAAATTACAACATTATATAGTAGCAGCTTTAATAGTGAATATATCAGTTAAGTTTGATAACAATACTTTCAAAGAGTTTTCTGATTGGATAGAATTTCAAAATTGTAATTGGTCTAGCTCCCACTATTTAGAAAATATAACTATAAAGTATGATTTTTTTGTTGATTTTAAAGAATATGGGGTTCCTCAGAGACATACATTAGTAATAAGACTATCTTCAGGAATGAAGCCTCAACAGATATTACAGCTCATAGTAAGTGGTCAAATAGAAGAAATAGATTCTATAGATAAAAGCTTATCTCCTGTTACTTGCAAAGTTGATTTTACTAATCATCTATTAGGTGATGAATTAATAAATATAATAGAAGAATGGGATAAATCAATACAAAAAGTAGTTTCTGAATCAGGAAAAACAATGAAATTTATTAGAAAATATAGAAAAGGTATTTCTGCTGTTATAGAAAATATCATACCACTTTTTGGCTTAATTGTTTTGGTAAGTATAGTTAATTTTAATTTGTCGCATTTTAATATAGATACTTTAGTTCAGTTAAGCATAAGTCATATACAAAAATTAATCATGCTTACATTGCTTTTTAGTCTTATTTATAAAGTAATAAAAAATATTGGAGAATTTTTATCAAATAAGTTTTTGACAGAAATTTATGAGTATGGTGACACTCACATATTCAACATAACGAATGGAGATAAAATAAAACGAGAGAAGTTAGATATCAAAAACAAAAAACATGAAAAAGGAATAAAAAGTAGCTTATCATTAACGATTTTAATTAATGTTATTTGTGGAATTGTGGCAACTTATATATGTACTATTTTTTAATATTTGAGTATAATTTTAATCTATTAAGTTCATAATTATATAAAAATATATTTTAAATTGTATTTATAGCTACAAAATTAGGGGGTGTGTTTTATGATAAAAAAAATAATTGTATTTTTTAAAGAAAGAAAACAAAAAAAAGAATATTTAGAAGAACAAGCTTTCTCAAATAAGTATATTTCTTATAGTGACTATAAGTATTTGTTAGAACAAATTAAGTAGTAAAATTTTATGAATTTTAAAGTATAAAAGCTATAGCAATAGTTTTTATACTTTTTGTTTTTATGTCTATAGCTGTAATAATAAAACGAACGAAAATTATCAGACTAAAACATAAGACATGCTATAATTGTATTAGATAAATGTTTGAATATATACCAAAAGTACTCTTTTTATAAGAGTGCTTATTTTTTGAAATTCATTAACATATAAACTATCAAGAACCTTATTCAACACACCTTAAAATCGATTTAAATAGCTCTTTTTCATACACAAAATTAATGATATAATAAAAAATAGAAGTGTACTACCAATACACTTCTATAGTTATAACTAAGCATTCTCATGAGCGGGAGTGCTTTTTTTCATTTCTCCAAACAACATTATTTTTTTCATCAATAATTATCAAATCAATCTCATTATCTTTTAAAATCTCTGTTGCAGTACAAATTAGATTGTCTAAGTCAAAACTACGAGTTATCTCTAGATGTTTGTTGTTTAGAACTCTTTTAAGTATATAAGTTTTAAAACACATTTATATCACCCCTTAAGCACTAAGACATTCTTGTAAGCATTCTTCTGCTTCTTCTAATGTAGAAAACTCATCAACGTATTGGTTAAAGTTTCTAATATATTCAGTCTTATATTTAGTGCTATTTATTTCTATAAAAGCAATAGTTTTTCCGCTATTATAATATCTACTTATCACAAAATATTTTTCTACAATAGTTTTATTTTCAACATTAGAAACACTTTTTTTCTTTTCTTCTATGCTCTTTTTATTAGCATAGAAAACAGGAGCCATGCTATAGTTACCTAATTTTATGTATTCAGAGTCTTCAGTAAATCGAATTTTAACACGTTTAATATTGTTAGACTCTTGATAAGTTAGAGTTTTATTAGTTCTTCTGATAACCTCTATAGTGTATACGCAATCATGGTCGCATATACTTCTTGTTGCATAAGTTTTACCTACTTCAAATTTTATCATTTTAATACACTCCTTTAAATGTTTTCCTTAAATAGTTAATATTAACCTTTTAAGGTTAATTAAATAATACTACTATTTAAGAATAAAGTCAAGCGAAATTAACTATAAAAGAGAAATATTGTCCTTAACAGGTCAATTATGATAAAATAGATTATAAGGAGTTGATAACATGATTTCATACAATCGTTTATGGAAATTATTAATTGATAAAAAAATAAAAAAAATGGAATTTAAAGAAATGACAGGACTAGGAAGTTCAAGTATCAGCAAATTGAAAGAGGATAAAGTTGTTTCAATGGCAACAATGGAAAAGATATGTTTAGCATTAGATTGCAACATAGAGGATATTGTTGAGATTAAAAAAGATGAAGAATAGATATTTGATAATTGTAAAATTATGTTATAATTAAAATGCAAGAATATATCTTGTAAGAAACTACAATCTAAGAGTGGAGCTTCATTTTCTACATTCCATCCCTTAAAAGGAAGGAGGTGGAGAAATGAGCGAATTTTTACTAGGAGTGTTAGCTAGTTTAACAGCTAGCTTTATTACATATATTATTTCCAGAAAAGTAAAAAGCCACTCTGGCAGGAGTGACTTTGAGCTTGATGTGAAAATCAAGCTTAATAAAAAACAACATTAATATTTAGTTAATGAAACTTCACTCTAGGCTAATAGATTGTAGTTTCATTTTTTGTTTTTGATACGAATTTACATCTTTATTATATCGCATTTTAAGAAAAAATAAAACTATGAATATTATAAGTCTATTTTAATTAATTTTTTATCATATCATTATTTAAAAGTAGATAAAACTAAAAAGGGTTCTCTAGAAATCAATGTCTATCTAATTATACTTACTTACCAATACCATCACTTGGTGTAAACAAGACTCTACTACATTTTCTCCGTACTCTAATATAAAATCAT